GAGGTAGATCATGACGAATGGCATGGTAAGCTAGAGCCAGGCAGATATACAAAATCGGGAATCTTAATAATTAAAAAATAATGGAGAGGAAAGTATACGAAGACCACAAGCTCGAATGTACAGAATGCGGAGAGACAAACAACGCCAAAGTAATAGAGCGATTATTTCATAAGTCTGGCAATAAGTTTACGATGTCCTACCGATGCGATCACTGCGATAAAAGGCAGGTAGTATTTTTAAGCGGTAACGGATTCTTTTACTTCAGACCTTACATAGATTTTAAGCGCAACCGAATGATAAGAAATGGCTGGGTGCAAAAACGATTTTATAAAAATTCGCCATGCCTACAATAGTCTACGGAAAAGTGCCAAGCAAATCTAACGGTTATCGCATTGGTAATAATCGCCTTTACAAGTCTAAGGAATTACACCAGTATGAAGAGAGCTTTAGGCTTCAGACAATTACGGTAAGCAAGGGAATAAGCTTCGAATTTGGAATATCAATTCAGGTCTATTTCCAGTCCAATAGATCAGACCTGGACAACGCCGCTAAGGTTATCCTAGATTGCCTCCAGTCAAACGGAATAATAGCTAACGATAGATTATGCCTCCGCCTAGAAATGGACAAGCACATAGACAAGATTAACCCACGCATTGAGTTTGAGATTTATGAAATTACAAAGTAATTACAAGAAGGCGATAGACTGGATAGATGCGCAGAAGGTAGAGCCTGGCACAGAGCTAGACTTAGGCAGCGGGGTTTTTATAAATGATTTAGCCAAATGCTTGCAAACAAATAAAGAAAGATTACTAACTTGCGAGGGATACCTTCAAAAGCTTAGTTTCTTAAAGGTCAAAATGATTAAGGACAAACTAAACCAAACCAAATGAAAAAGCTAACAGAACGAGAAACCTTCGTGATATACGCAGGACTTACCAACGCTTTAGTAGATCACATAGACAACGACTTCCGCAAGTCAATCTACAACAAGCAATCGCTTAAATTTAAAAGCCAGAACTTACTAACGGAATTAATCAGCATAACCGATAAGCTATATGCTGATGGTGCAGATGATGAGGTAGTAGACCAGCACGTTATGGCTGGAGATGTCATGCTAAAATTCTTTAAGCTAGGTATGAAGATGGCTGAGATGGATGAGGTAAGACATCAAGGTTTAAACACCCAGCTTAATATCTTGCTAAAATCCTACGGCTTAGATATTGATTTCTAACCAGTTAGCTTTGTTAATTAAAAAAAACTTTTTAGATTTATAAGACAAATTACTTAAACAAAAAAATCATGACAAAATTTGTAAAGATTACGCAAAGAAACGAAGATGGTAGCTATCTAAGAACATGGATAGATAGAGACTACATCACTAAAGTAACTCAGCATTCAGCTACTCAAGCAGGAAATAACGAGGGAACTTTAGAATGGAACGATGGAGAAACTATTGAGATAGTAGCTTTCAATGAAACTCTAGATTCTTTAAATTAAAAATCGCCAACCAAATGGAAGAATTTATAGAGAAGGTCTGGGATGATATGCCGATTATTATCGAAGATCTTCCAGCAGAACCAGTTAATGAAGATATGGTAAATTCGCCTTCACATTATCAAGGCAATAAGTTCGAAGTTATAGACATTATAGATGACTTTAATTTGAGCTTTAACAAAGGCAACGCTATTAAGTATATACTTAGAGCTGACAAGAAAGGCAACCATAAACAAGATCTGCTTAAAGCCATTTGGTACTTGGAGCATGAGCTTAACAAACTAAATGGATAAACTAATCATTCAGGCTATTTTCGTAGGAATTGCGGAGATAGCCTTTATTGTTTTCATGGCTTTCATGATAATCGAAAAGTACAAACAGAGATGAAACCTAAGACTCGAAGCGAATTGATTGCAGAGCTTTACGAAAGTAAGGAGATTGCCTCCGCGCTACGGAAGATGCAACCAGCTTCACTCAGAGAGGAACTACGCCAGGAGATGTTTGTAAACCTATGCACTATTTCAGATGAGAAGTTCTGGAGCATTTACAATAACAACGGTGTAGGAGGTTTAAAGTTCTGGCTTGTAAGGTGCATGCTAAACATGATCTATTCTACTTCGATGAATCAGCCATTCTTTAAAAACTTCCGAGCTAAGTACGAAGCTATTGATGGCTTTGAAAATATACCAGAATTAGAAGATAATTCAAAGGAAGCAAAGGAATTGCTATTTATACAAGTAGAATCGAATCGAAAGGATTTAACCTGGTATGAGAATACTATGCTAGAAACCTACATCGATTTAGGATTCAATCAAACAGAAGTGTCTAGGCGTACTAAGATTCCATACCAAAGCGTAGTAAAGACGATCACAGTAATTAAAAAGAAGCTACGAGATGGTAGATAACTTAAAGCCAAATGAGAGAGCGCAGTCTTTGATTAACAACGGCTTATACTTTGCAGGTACTAAGCCAATGGCAAAGGAGTTAGCTCTGTATATTTGCCAGGTAGTCAAAGACCAGAAACTGAAGATTGATGACAGAATCTATTGGGAATTAGTAACAGAAGAAATATATAACTCATGATCATTTTAGCAGCGATTGCCTTTGCAGTATTTTTCAATATGACAAATCTGCACAAAAGTTTTTATCTAAACTTTAAGCCATTCAATTGCGTACCTTGCCTATCAGTTTGGAGCGCGATGGTTATGTACTTAATGCCAGACAATTTAGTTAGCTTTATAGCTACAATTTTTAGCGCTGGTATTATTGGCGCACTATCTTACAGATTAATTCATAAACTATGAGTCCAGAAGATATTAAATTTCTAGAGGATAACATTGTAAACTTTGAAGCGGTAAAGCTTGGCTTCTGTCGCAATATTGATTTTCCTATCCTTGACGAATATACTAGAATTTACCAACGTAACTTAGATCAGCAATTTGTTCTTAATGCCTGGTGCAGTTCATGTGTATTTGATATGCTAAAGCGTTTAGCTGCGCATTACGATGGCATTAAGTTCATGGAGAAAAGAAACGCTAACCAACCAACCCAAACGAATGAGCAACCAATTAAGAATACTAGGAAACGGAAGCAGGCATAGTGGAGTAACTTACCATAGAATCGCTTTACCTTTGTCTACAATGGCTAAGGAGTATGCGCTTATAACTGATACGCCTACCGAAGATATGATTAAGGAGAAGGAGATTAACCTCTTTCTAGTCAATCGATTCTCTGAGACTGCGAGCTTAATTCAAATCCTAGAATGGAAGCAGAAGTACGGGTTTAAATTGGTGGTAGATATTGATGACTACTGGGAACTATTTACCCAGCATTTAAGCTATGCTAATTATAGACTCAACGGAGTAGCTACAATTATCAAATCTTTTATTAAGCATGCTGACCTGGTTACTTGTACGCATACCAGATTATGGGCGGAGATAATCAAGATTAACAAGAACTGCGAAGTAATACCTAATGCTTTGCCATTTGATAAGGATCAGTTTACGGCAGTTACAATCCCACACGAAAAGGTAACGGTAGCGCATACTGGTAGCATTACCCATTACCCAGATATTAAGCAGCTCAAGAATCCAATTTATAAACTGTCAACCGACAAGCGTTTTGTAGCTAATACCAGAATGCTTCTCTGCGGATGGAACGATTATAATAAGTGGCACTGGGATGAGATGGCAAATATCTATACGGCAAACGAAAGGCTAGACTACAAGATACTAGAGAGCTTACCAGTTGATTTGTATATGAACCATTATGCGGAGGCAGATATGCTGGTAACTCCTTTGCTAGATAACAAGTTCAACAAGCTAAAGTCAAACCTTAAAGCGTTAGAAGCTGGAGCTAAAAATATTCCGATTCTAGCAATGAAGAGAGATCCTTATGCAGACATTCCAACTATCTACCATGTAACGGATTGGGAGAAGGATATAAAGCGAATGGCAGAGAGTAAAGATATGCGAGAGGATTGGGGGTATAGCAATGGCGAATACGTTAGAAAGCATTTTGACTTATTTAAAATTAACGAGTCCAGAACGGCTATTTATAATAAACTAATAAGCTAATGCCAGTAATTAAATGCAGTAACGGAAAATACAGAATCGGTAGCGGAGCTTGCGTGTATGACACAGAAGAGAAAGCTACGGAAGTATGGCAGGCAATTCTAGCCAGCGGTCAATTTGTAGATAGCTATAATGACTATCCAGAAGCTGCGGTTAATAACGCTAGGCGAGCGGTTGAATATGCGAGTAAGAATGGCTGGGGAGAATGTGGTACGCCAGTTGGCAAAGCAAGAGCAAGCCAATTAGCAAAGCGCGAGAATATCACTAGAGACACTATTGCAAAGATGGCTTCATTCAAGAGGCATGAGCAGTATAAAGATGTACCTTACGATGAAGGATGTGGAGGCTTAATGTGGGATGCTTGGGGCGGAACGGAAGGAATAGAGTGGGCAATTAGAAAACTAGAGCAGATAGATAATGCAGGCAACTGACAAAGAGTTCTTCGATCACGAAATGAGCATAGGGGTAAACCCAGAGAATCCTGAGTACTTCATGCTTATGGATAGTACTGCAAACATAATCAAGAATTATGCTAGAAACATAATCGAGATAGGCGCAGGAATGGGAACGCTAGGCGAATGCTTGATTCATAAAGGATGTGATTACTACGGCATTGAACCTAATGAATATCATAGGGATTTTGCAAAGACTAGGGGCGTAGAATTGCACGATATATTGATATATCCTAATCATACGCAAATGATTGTGAGCATTGAGGTCTTTGAGCATTTGATAGATGAGCAGATTAACAATTACTTAGAAAGCATTGAGGCTGACTATTTCTATTTATCCTCTACTCCTTATACTACTACGCCAGAGTTCGATGCTTGGTGGGGGCATATTAACATTAAATCAGTAGACGAGTGGATAGCTTTCTTTGCAGAGTACGGATACTCAGTCCATAAAAGATTAAACATTCCGACTGACTGGTCGATACTATTTAAAAAATAATGGCAAGAACACCGAAAGACATAGACGAGGAGAAGCTACTTGAGTGGGCAGATATTTATATAGATTTCTGCTTGAACCATTCTAAGGAGGTGGCTACTGCTTCGGGCGTTAAGCTGATTAAGGAGAGACACTTACCTACGATTAACTACTTTCTAATGATTTGGCTACCACGCCAGAACTTTGAGTTTTATAAGCGAGCAAGCTACTACAATATATTAAACGATAGCAAGCATCCTATGCACAAAGCAGTAAGGCATATCGATGAGATGTTCAGAGCCTTAGCAGCAGATGTAGTAGCCAATGAAGGTAAAGGTATATTCTATGCCAAGAACCTTTTAGGATGGACAGACAGAGCGAAGAACGAGGAGAAACAAGAAGTTATAATAAGCTTTGCAAACGAAGATAACACTTCCCAAGCCGCACACTAATCAAGCCAAAGTATTAAACTCTAAGGCTAGGTTTAAGGTGCTTATGTCTGGGCGTAGATGGGGCAAGTCCCTGATATGCCAGGTCATTACTTGCATCGAAGCGATGAAGGGCGGAAGAGTAGCGTACATTACTCCTACCTACCAGCTTGCAAAGGTATTCTTTGATGAGTTAGCTAGACTACTTCCTAGCAATGTAGCAACGGCTAACAGATCAGACCTGACATTTAAGCTAATAAGCGGAGGCACTATCCGTTTCTTTACTGGCGAAAGGCTAGATAATCTACGCGGTTTAAAATTCCATTACGCAATTATAGACGAGGCTTCATTCATCCCAAATCTAGAGGATGGCTGGCAGAACTCAATACGGCCAACGCTTACCGACTATCAAGGTAAGGCTATATTTCTGTCAACTCCTAAAGGCAAGAACTTCTTCTATTCTCTTTACCTTAAAGGCATGGAAGCTAATGACGAATGGGAGAGCTTCAAGTACACTAGCTACGATAATCCATATATCCTAGATGCCGAGATTGATGCGGCAAGAGCGGAACTTCCTACGGTAGTATTTGAGCAGGAGTACATGGCTAACCCAGCAGAGAACTCAGCGAATCCATTTGGAAGCCAGGCGATTTTAAAGTGCGTTTCTGCAATGTCAACTAATCCCGTTAAATGCTACGGAATTGACCTAGCTAAGTATAACGACTGGACTGTTATTATCGGCCTTGACAACGCAGGGAATGTAGCTTATTTTGAACGCTTTCAATCTGACTGGGCAAGCACACAGAACAAGATTCGCAACTTACCAAAAGCTCCCATGATTATAGATGCTACTGGAGTAGGCGATCCTATCGTAGAGCAATTGCAAAGGGATGGCCTGGATGTGGAGGCGTTTAAGTTTACAAGCACCAGCAAGCAGGAGATCATGCTTGGCCTTCAGGTAGCAATACACCAGGAGAAGATACACTATCCAGATGGCATGATTAAAGAGGAGCTTGAGATATTTGAATATCAGTATAGCGCTAACGGAGTAAAGTACTCAGCGCCTACTGGATTCCATGACGATACAGTTTGCGCTCTTGCTATGGCTTGGCGTAAGTTTGATTTCAAGTCTGGAAGCGGAAGGTACAATTTTTCATAATAGCTATTTATTAACGATATGAATTGGAAAGATGTAACGGTATTCCAACGCCAACAATTGGAAGCCGTTAAAAACAAGAAAGACGATACGGAGCTAGACAAGGCTATTAAGGCTTTGGCTATTTTGACTAATCGAACGGAAGCTCAAATAGATTCGCTTTCTATAAAAGATTTAAATAAGCAATTAAAAGAAATTGACTTTATAGCTAAGGGAGATGCAAAGCCCAAGGCAGTAGATTTTATCCGGGTAAACGGCAGACAATACAAATGCATTTTTGATATTCGACAATTGCCATACGCTAGATATATTGAGTCAAAGTTCTTTGGAGAAGATGTTCTAAATAACTGCCATAAGATTGCAGCTTCTATGGTTTTACCAATGAAGAGAACCTGGAGAGGATGGAAGGTATCTAAGTATGATGCTAGTAAACATGAGGAGTATGCGCAAGATTTATTAGAAGCTCCATTCGAATCGGTTTACGGAAGCATGGTTTTTTTTTGTCAAGTATTCACCGACTCGATAAAGAGTTCAAAGGATTATTTGATTTCGGAGATGATAAAGGAGGGGATGAATCCGATAGAGGCAGAGATAACAGTAATGGATTTATGCAGAGGTATGGATGGATTTATCAGGCTACAATAATAGCAGACCATGAACGCATTAAACTTAGTGAAGTATATGAATTGCCAACTATTCAAGCATTGAATAATTTAAGTTACCTGAAAGCTAAGAATGCTTTCGATACAGATCAAATGAAAAAGGCTTATGGAAAGCGTTAGCAAAGCTCAATCTTCGCTAGGTAAAAACTTTAGTATTGGAGGAGTCTCTAAAACTGGGGAGATTCCTTTAAATAGCGTTGAGGCGATAATGCTAGAAGCGGCTGACAAATTTTTGAAGCTTGCTATTGCTAGAATAAATCAGAAGAGAAAAGTAGATAGAGGTAATTTATCCGATATGCAAGTAAGTGCAATTACTCAAAATGGCACTAAGTATAGCTTAACTATTGGATATGATAAAAGCAATCCTGCTTCTGAATATTATGACTTCCAAAATAAAGGAGTTAAAGGTATTAAGAGTAAGCAACCTAGCAATAGTCCTTATTCATATCGTAAATTAAGCGTATCATCTAAGATGGTAAATGCTATTATGCAATGGTACATGAGGCATCAAAATTATATTAGAAATGAAGACCAGAGAAAAGCCTTAACCCCATTACAACAAAAAAGAAAGACATTAGCGCAAGCATCAAATCCTCAAAACAAACTAAAGCAAATAGCAACTAATACTGCTAAGGCAATTAAAAAAAGAGGTATGCCAAGAATAGGATTCTTTGATGATAATTTAGATAAAGCTTTTGGTAAAGATTTCCAAAGTAAATTAGCTAAAGCTTTAGGGCAAGATATAATTTTAAATATTAGACAAAATTTCGGTAATGGCAATAACGGTAAATAGTACGCCTCCTTCCTATTCCTCAGCGCATGATTCGCTTTGGTTTGTAGTAAGCTCAAACAACTCAACGCAAAATAATTTTAAGTATGTATTTGATGTACAGATTGGTGGCGTCACAGTCGCAACCGTTAAGAATTATCCAGACGAAGGAGGCTATGGTGTATTTGATGCAGCTCCAATTGTTAGGAACTATTTCGCAAGTGGATTTAGCACAAGCGGAAGTAGCCTACTCCAGTACGCAGATGGTTTCCTACACGTCGACTATACGGTAATTTATGGCGAGCAAGTTGGGGCAGCGTTAACGACAAACTTGACTTCTTCAACTGGTAAGGCTTGGAACTATTCGCTTGATCCGTTCCGCAATTCTATCAGCACTTATGCCAATAAGTTTCTAACTACAAGAGATAGAACGGCAGGTCAAGTAGCCAATGGGGAAAAGTTCTACATCACTTACTTTAACGCTGATTTAGCAAACGTAACTGCTACAATTCAAAAGCTAAACGAGGATGGTAGTAATAACGGAAGCGCTTCTACTGGTAGCGGATTAAGTACTGCACATGGTTTAATTTTAGACTTATCTCCAAATGCAATTAATTCATATTTGGGAAGTAGTTTTATTTCTGCTTCTACTTACGCTTATCGAGTTACTGTCGGATCGGACTCAATGATAGTTAAGCAGGTATGTGCTCCAAGATTCACTCCAGTGCAGTTAGTATTCCAGAATAAATTTGGCGGTTATGATTCGTTTACGTTTAGATTAATATCTAGAGAAAGCCAAAGAGTAACACGATCTACATACAAATCTAATGAGTATCGTAGAGTAGGAACTACTATGACATATAAGGCAAGCTCTGGAGTTCACTTTGGTGGGACACAAGCATTTGCTGGAAATATCCAATACGGATTTAAAGTAACTTCGGATTATCTAAGCGCTACTGATTACGAGCTAGGCTCTCAACTTATAGCAAGCAATGAGGCTTACTATTATAGTGGGGATGATTACTTCCCTATTATCATGCGCGAGACAAGCTACGAAGAAAAAATTGATACGGCTGATAAGATGTTTAACTACGAGTTAAACTTTGACTTAGGAGTTAAACAACAAATCCAATACAGATGATAACAGAGATATTAATCGAAGGCAGTAGATTAGATTTGTTCGATGATATTGGTGCAGAGTTAAATTATGCCATTGATGACATTAAAGACTTCGCCTCAAGAAACACAAACTACTCTAAGACGATAACACTTCCAGGCAATGCGAACAACAATAAGGTCTTTGGTCACATATATAATTTTGCTAGTGCTAATAATTATTTCGTTAGTAATCCTGACCAGCCAAATGTTGGGTATAATTTTGATCCAACTCGTCAAGCGGAGGCGAAAATATTTGTAAATAAAATACAAGTGTTTAAAGGCGTATTACGCTTACTAGAGGTTCGAATCAATGATGGAGCAATAGAGTATGAGTGCGTAGTATTTGGGGAGCTTGGAGGATTCTCTGCTGCAATTGGCAATAGCCTAATTGAGGAGATGGATAATTTTAATGTCTATAATGAGGAATGGACAATAGATAATATAGTAGGTTCATGGGATCCTTCGGGTGCAGTAGCTTCTGGTATTGGTGTAGTATATCCTTTAATAGATTACGGAAAATGTAAGCATGGTGGCAATGGTGGTAATAATAAAGATTACCATATTAACGCTTTTAGACCAGCGTTTCACGTTTACGAATTTATGGATTCGATTATCAAGAACGCTAATTATACCTATGAGTCTGCGTTCTTTGAAACTCCATATTTTAAAAGCCTAATTATCCCAAATAACAAAGCAGTACTTGAGCAACTAAGACAAGATTTGTTAAATGTTACTGCGCCTTATGGTTCACTAACAACAACAGGTTCGATTGAATTTGCAACAATTAGTAATTTAACATTATTTGAAACTACTAATAATACAGCATTTACTTTCAAAGGAGATAATGGAACGCTTGGAAAATTTAGTATAATAGGCTCTCCGTATTTAAATCGTGTAGGTACGTTTACATTAAGTCTTTATCAAAATGCTACCTTATTATATGAAGAGACTTTTGAAGGAACAACAGATTACCAGTTATTCCCTATTGATTGGCTAATTGAGACTAGCTTAGATACTGATGATTCAATTGGTGTTGATTATAGCTTTAATTCTTTAGAAGAAGATTGTTATTTAGCTCCAGATATTACATTAAAATTTATTTCAGATTATCCTCAGGTAGCTCCAGCAACAGTAGGCGATGAGCTTAATATGAAGAACCTACTGCCAAGAGGAATTAAGCAGAAGGATTTCTTTGCTTCGATATGTAGGCTATTTAATCTATATGTATTCGAAGATCCTGAGATTGGGAACCATTTGCTTATAGAGCCATACATTGACTTCTATTTGAAAGGTGCTGGCTTCTTAAAGATAAATGACTTAGGAGAATTACTACTACATGGAGAACCAGGCGATCCGACTGGATTACTTTTGCTTTCTGATCCTTCAGCAGATTCGATAGACTGGTCGAATAAGGTAGACCATAGTAAAGAGGTAACGCTTAAACCAATGAGCGAATTAAACGCTAGATACTTTGAATTTAAATATAAGGAGGATAGTGATTATTTCAATGATAAATATCAAAGCAAATATAATCAAACGTACGCAGATAGGAGAGAGGATAGTAAATATCAATTTGCTGAAGATAGCCAGAATGTAGAGGTAATATTTTCGTCTTCGGTATTAGTGCCTCGAGGTAGCGATAACAAAATATGCGCTTCAATATTTAATTTAGAAGATGGTGTCGAAGTTCCTAAAGATCACAATATTAGGATTATGCAGTATGCTTATGTTGAAGATGTAACCAGTTATCATATAAAAGGATTATATCCTAGTAATTCAAATCTTACTTCAACTGCTTTAACGGTATATGGATATGCAGGACATTTAGATAATCCTACTCAGCCTACAAATGATTTGAATTTTGCAGTACCTAACGAGGTTTATATTAAGCTACTAACTCCTTACCCAAGCACTAACTTATTTACTGCATTCTGGGGAGATTATATAGCTGAGATAACAAGCAAGGATAGTAAGCTTCTTACTTGCTATTTATATCTGACTGTCGAAGATATTTTTTCTTTGAATTTTGCTCGATTAATCTACATAGATGGAGCTTTATTTAGATTAAATAAAATTATCGATTTCAACCCAGCCATACCAGAAACGACTAAAGTAGAATTATTA